TGAGAAACCTTCTAGTCCGCAAGAGCGAGAATAACTTAACTTATAAGTTATTATTTACTATAATAAAATAAACTAATAGGTTATAAATGCAATTTACTATACAAAATATAACCGATAATGCCATTGATTTGGCAGATATGCGGAATTCTCAATTTATAGACCAAGTCGGCACTAATCAAACTCTTTCATCAGAGTTATTGCGTTATGTTAATTTGGCCTATAGAGATTTATATCAACAAATAGTATTAAGTAAAGAATTCTACTTTACTACTACATCCACAATTAATGTAGTTGGTGGTACAGATACTTATGCATTACCTACAGATTTTTATAAATTAGATGGTGTAGATATGGCTCTTGATAATTCAGGAAGGTATCTCACACTTAAACCTTTTATGTTTCAAGAACGTAATAAATTTAGATCTGGTTTGGCTCTAACAATTGCTCCATATGGACAAGTATTTAGATATTTATTAGTAGGTAGCAATATTAGATTTTTACCTATACCTTCTAATCAAGCTACTATTCAAATGTGGTATACACCAGAACCTGTTGTAATTACATCTCTTTCTCAGACATTAAATTTACCTATTGGTAGTGATGAATATATGTCTCTTTATATGGCTTGTGCTATGTTACAAAAAGAAGAGACAGATACAACTGCATTAGACCAAAAAAGATTACAAGTTATCGCTCAAATATGTAATAGCTTTAAAGACAGGGATCAAGGATCTCCTTCTTATGTTATGGATGATTCTTCAGTAAATGAAGGTGCATTATATCCTTTTAGAGGTAATAGTTAATGCAACAATATATTCATGCGGCTACAGATAATCAAGATGTACAAAATTTAGACTTCGCAATATCAAGAGTTTTTGATTCTTTAATGCCTAATCCTTTATTAAACGAGCCAACATTAATTACAGGTCTAGTATTTACCTCTGGTACAGATTTAGTAGTGAATCATAAACTAAATAGAATTCCAAAAGGATATATATTAGTTGGTTCTACTGCTTCATCTACTTTATATACTTCTCCAACAACAAATAATCAACCAAAAGCACAAATAATTTTAAGAACAAGCGCAAACACAACTGCGTCCATTCTTTTTTTCTAGGATAAAATATGAGTTTCACCACATCAAATATGGGCTTAGTTATACCAACAGTCGGTGTTGATGTAGGTCCGACTTATGCTACACTTATAGATGCTGCTTTTGTAGCAGTAGATTCACATAATCACTCATCTGGCCAAGGAGTTCAAATTACTCCAGCCGGATTAAATATATCTAGTGATCTTACTTTTGCCCAAAACAATGCAACTAATCTACGTACCGCAAGATTTTATAATAATAGTTCTATAACCTTAGGTGTAAATGATTTAACTTGTCTTTATGCTTTAAATAATGAATTATATTATGAAGATGGTGCGGGAAATAGTGTTCAAATTACTTCTTCTGGTTCATTAAATTTAGGTACAGTTTCATCCCTTACTTTAAAAGACTCTCAATTTGTATTAGAATATTTTGGAGATACAACTAGAAAAGCTAGATTTGATGTTTCTAATGTTCCAGGCTCCACTACAAGAATATATAAATTACCTACAGTTTCTGCAAATGATACTTTAGCTTCATTAACTGCTACTCAAACATTAACTGCAACTACTTTAACTGGTGGTACTGTTTCTGGATGTACTGCAGTAAATTTAATAAGTGGTTCTGGTACATTAACATTACCAACTTCTGGAACAATTACAATTCCTAATGGTACCGATACTTTAGTTGCTTTAGCATTATCTCAAACATTAACTAATAAAATACTTACAGGAAATACTATTGCATCATTTACTCCAAATGGTGGTACAAATACTATAACAGTTCCTGCTATAACAGATACATTAGTAACTAAAACTACTACAGATACTCTAACAAATAAAACTTTAACTTCTCCTGCAATTACTGCTCCAGCAATTTCTGGTTCAGGAACTATAACATCAGCAACTGTAATCACAGATGTTTCTGATGCAACAAAAGAAATAGCTTTTAGTGTTAGTGGTAATACAACTGGAAAAGTTTTAACTATAGCTTCTCAACAGACAAACTCTGAAACTCTATCCGTACCAAATATTACTGGAGCGGATACTATAACTACATTAGGTCTAGCTCAAACCATATCCGCGGCTAAAACTTTTACTGCCGCTATAAATATGAATGCTCAAAATAAAATTAATTTTTATAACAGTGGTTCTACATTTGCTACAAGTTTAAATGGTGGAGCTAACTCAGCTAACTATGCAATAGTATTGCCAATTGCTGATGGAACATCAGGACAAGTTGTTAAAACCGATGGTTCTGGTAATTGGGGTTGGGCCTCTGCTTCAACTTTTGCCTCTGCAGATGTAGCAACTTCAGCAACTATAGCTGCTTTAGCTAGTTCTACTTCTATGGTTAGAATGACTGGGTCTACTGCAACTACTATTCAAGGTATAACAGCAGGCTCAGCAGGACAAATTATTAGAATTTTAAATGTTTCTTCAGCTTTAATCACATTATCTAATCAAAATAGTTCTGCAACAGCAGCTAATAGAATATTATTACCTAATGGATTTAATGAAATTATATATCCTAATTATGCTTTTGAATTACAATATGATGCTACACAATCTAGATGGACACCATTATCTGATGTTGATGCTCAAACTGTAATGGGGAACCAAACAGGTACAGCTCCGATAACTGGGTTTATAGGAGAACAATTAATATCTAGTGTCACTTCCGTAAGTACAGCTTCTTCAGGAAACTATGGAGATGTTACCTCCTTAAGTCTAACTGCTGGTGTTTGGGATGTCTATGCATATGCATTAATTTCTTTGAATGGAGCTACCGGTGTTTCTGGACAAACCGCAGGTATTTCATCAACATCTGGTAACTCCGGTACAGGATTAACTCAAGGTTTAAACCGTATTGACTTTCTTCCTCCTACAAGTTCAGGATCTTCATCCGTATGTATTCCCGCATACAGAGTGATTATATCTTCAACTACTACATATTATTTTAAAATGCAAATTACTTACTCTACAGCTGCACCATTATGGTTCGGTTCACTTAAAGCAATAAGGGTTGGATAATGTTTTTAATATATAAATTTATAGTTTCTGGATTTGATGAAAATTTAAATCCAATATCAAATCAATGGTTAGTAGCCTCTCAACATTCTCAATTAGTAGATGCTCAAGCCCAATTACAGAGATTCATTGACTCTGGAATTAATTCTAATTATCTCAGACAATTAACTGATCAAGACGCAGTACCTTCAGATATTCCAACACCGTAAGGTAACAAATGGTTCTCCAAAAACAAATTGTACAATTACCTTTTGGTGGTTTACAAACTAAAATAGATCCAAAGATCGCTCCAATAGGTACTTATGAGATACTTGATAATTGGGTAATGAATCGTTATCCAGAATTAGTCAAACGTAATGGTTTAAATCGTATTGGTATTACTACAGTTCCTTCAAATATAAACGCTAATTATAGTTACTTAAATGAAACAGGAGTTATAACTAATAAGGGTTTATATGCTTATAGTCCCGTATTAGATCAATTCCTATCAAAAGGTAATACAGCCTCTCCAATTATTACTTCAACTCCAGTAATTGCAAATACATATGTACAGTTAAATTGTGATTCTTCCATTACTACTCAAAGTATTCAAGGATCTGTCTGGGAAGATTCTCGTGGTGGAGTTAGATGTTCTATACAAGATGTCATTTCCGATACATTTTTAACTACGGATTATCAATTATCTTCTACAGGTATTAAGCCTAAAGTAGTCGCTGCTTCAAATGCTATATTATTTTTATGGTGTGAAACTTCTAATACATCTTTAAAATGTGTACAATATAATCCAATTACTAATACTTTTGGTACAATTACTACTATTAATACAGTAATGTCCTCTACATATACTTATGATGCAATTTTAGCAGTATCAAATGTATTGATAGCTTCAGTTACAACTGGAAGTTCCCCAAATTCTGTACTTGCCTATTATTGGAGTATATCAAATCAAGCTGTTGGTAGTCCTTCAACTGGATTCGCTGGATCAGCTAGTTTATCATTAACAAATGCGGCCTCTACTACTACAACAATATCCTTAGCAGTAGATCCTACCAATACATATTTTACAGTTACTTGGCAAAATGCGGCTAAAGCTGTATATACAAAAGCTTTCTCAGTTTTCTTCGTTTCATATAATTCAGAATTAGAAGTAGCAACTGCCACTACTGATGCTGCCTATACTATAGCATCTTGTAATGATGCAGCCAATAATACTTATATTTTTTATAGTACATATAGCTCTAACTATAATACATTTAAAGCAGTAGTTTCTGGAAATATTTCTTCTCCTACTGTTGCATCTAATGCTTCTTTTATATTGCAATTAGCCGTGGCTTCTAAAGCCATTTTCTTTTCTGGAAATGCTTATATTGTACTTGGCTATACTTCTACAAGTGGACTACAAAATACATTTTTTGGTATGAGAGATGATGGAGCATGTTTTGCTCGTATGTTTGCTCAAGTTGCTGGAGGAGCTCCTAATAAATCTAATTGTGTAACTTCTTTCTCTATTAGACCAGATAAACCAAATACTTATGTACTTGCTTTATTAAAAGTTACAAAAATCATAAGTTCTGGTAATACTTTATTTTTAAATACTAATGTTTTTTCAGAACAAATATATTTTACTCCAAGTAATATTGATAACAAGTCTATTGGTAGATTATTAAATATTGCAGGAGGTTATCTTAAACACTATGATGGTTCTCAAACTATCTTTGAACAAGGATTTCATTTATATCCCGATGGTATAACCTCTAGTAGTAGTACTAGTGGCTCTCCTGCTATTCCAAATGGAACATATAGTTATGTTGTATGTTGGGAGTGGATTGATAATCAAGGACAATTAGTTAGATCAACTCCTTCAGTTCCATTGACTGTTACATTATCTGGTGGACCTAGTACTGTTACTGTTACTATTCCTTGTTTACCTATTACAAATAAAGAAACAAGATTTAGTGATACTAGAACTAATGTTATTGCTGCACTATATAGAACACAAAGTGGAGGTACAACTTATTATAGAGTTAATCAAACTTCTTCTTCTTATATCTACAATAATCCGGCAGCAGCTAGTATATCCGTAGTAGATAATAGTACAGATGCTCAAATCGCCGCCAATATATTACTTTATGATACTGGTGGAGTTTTTGATAATATTGTATTACCTTCTACTAATCTTATGTGTGTTTTAAAAAATCGTGTAGTTGTAGCTGGTTCTGATGTTCTTTCTAATCAAGTATTCTTTTCAAAAGAAAAAGAAGAAGGAATTGGAATTGAGTTTTCTAATGAACTTTCATTTATAGTAGATTCATTAGGTGGTGATATTACAGCTCTGGCTGCTATGGATGATAAATTAATAATATTTAAAGAGAATGTTATATATTATGTTGCTGGAATATTACCGGATAAATTAGGGAATGGTGCAGCACCATATCCTCTACTAGTTTCTACTAATTGTGGTTGTAATTACCCACAATCTATAGTGCTTACGGGTTTAGGATTGATGTTTCAATCGCCTAAAGGTATTTATATGATTGATAGACAATTAAATGTAAGC